CTTTCCTGATGGACAATCTTTAGATTTAGGTTTAATCTTGATGCATCTTCCAGTATCAGGATTTCGTATTTCTCCTTCTTTACATTTTTGAATACATCTGCCTGTCTTAGGATTAATCTCTTTTCCTTCGGGACATTTTTCCATTATATTCTATTTACATTAAAGATTTATTATACTGTATAATACTGTTAGCTTTTTTAAAAATCTTAATTCTCTCTATATTATGGTTTTTAATATGATTTAATACCTCTTTTTCAGAAAACCATTTCAACGAACGAATTTCTCTAATTTGTTCTATACAATTGTTGTCCAATAGAATCTCGGCATCATCATTAATTATTTTTGCAATATAATATACGTGCTTGTATAATATATTATTAGTTCCAAAGAATATTTCTTGAAAAGGTATTATCTCAGTATCTATTTTTATATCATCTTTATTCAATTGCGTCTCTTCACAAAATTCTCGTATAGCACAATCTACATCGTTTTCTTTAAGCTTCTTCCTTCCTTTTGGAAATCCCCATTCCTGTTCTGATATATTATTATTCTTTGTTATTAAACTATTCTTAATATTATAATTTAAAATAATAATTTCAAATTTATTTTTTGATTCTATATATTCTTTTGTATGTTTAAAAGACAAGTAATTTATTTGGCACCATGTATAAGTCCAGATTTTGTCGAAACTATTATTTAATAATAAATTTTTCTCAGAATCAGTCATATACTCAATTAACTTTAAAATATAGTCGATATCATCTATATTATATTTTCCTCTAACAAATTCCATAAAAGACAAACTGTCCTTGCGCTGTATCATAATGTATTTAATATCATCATTAACAATTTTATAACATATAATTCCAAAACTCATTATTGGATGCGGACAAACTTTATATAAATGACCATTTAATCCACAATTTCTACAACATTGGGGGCGAAAATACGCAAACCTCTTACTATTTTCATCGTTTTTTTTTTTCATAATTTATAAATATTAACATTAATATATATTCTTAAAGATTTCTTAAATGTATTTCGATATCTCTTAGATTATAGATAAAAAATAATATTGTATAAATATTTAATACGGAGATAATATATCGGTACTATCAAAACCTTCATAGTTTGTTACACTATTATCAGCAGTCTTGTTTAATTTATACCCGGTTGTATAATTTATATCAGATATATAGGTTTTATCTATGCTCAAATATTTATCATCTGCTTCAAACCCAGTTAAATCAGAAGAATTTTGGAGGGATGATATCATATGTCCATTAACATTATGTTTAGGTTCGCTATATTGAGGAGGCTCAGTAGATTGTATAGAGGGTACTTGATGCTGAGTAGATATAATGTCGTTCGTGCCGTTTACTTCATGTACTTCGCGTATGCGGTTTACGCTATTTAAGTCGTTTACTTCATGCGTGCCGATATTTTGGGGATGAGCAAATCGCGAATTTACTTCATTGGCCTCGCGAGAGTTTAGCATATTTTTAGCATACATCTCAGCATCTTCCTTATTCATTTTATTTTTTTCTTCTACATAATTTATTCTTTCATTTGCCATTTCAAAGTTAGATATTGAAACAAACATAGATATTATTATAAGGATGCAATATATAATTATTATCACGGATATTACCCATGCTAATAACCAACACCACCAACGTGTTGTATAATTACCTCCTGTAACAATACAGGTTAATTCAAATAGAGACATTAATATTGATGGTATTGATATTATTAATATGAATAATACAAATAGGAATCGTTCACCTATAGGTATTTTGCTATTGCTAAATAATATTATTAAACATAATATTAATATAGTTATGAATAGAGCCGCGCCCGCATATTTTGATTGAGTAGAACCAAAAAATATATCACTTATGTTTATAGTATCCTGGGTCATTATTATTATATATATATTCTATTATCATAGAAAGAAAAATAAAAATTGATAATGATATAAATATATACTTGTTATAAAAAAATAATAGTTATGGGGATTCCTTATTATTTTTATTCATTAACAAAAAAATATAAGAATATATTATACAATATTAAGCCAAAAAATACGGATATTTACTGTATTGATTTTAATGGAATTATACATAATATAGCTCAGCAGGTTATGAAAAAATCTATGACTGTCCATACTAATATAGAAGAGCAGATATTAGAAGGTATATGGAAAAAAATAGAAGAGTACATTGATATCTATAATGCTAAAAAGTATATAATATGTGCTGACGGAGTTGCACCTATGGCTAAGATTATCCAACAGAGAAAAAGGAGATATTTGACCATCTATAGAAATAAAATAGACAGCGAACATATTACTAAACCAAAGTGGGATACGAATGCTATAACACCTGGAACACAGTTTATGAATAATGTGAATACTTATATCAATAATAAAATAAGATATTCTACATATGATATTGAATTTCAATATAGTGGTAGCGATGAATGTGGAGAAGGAGAGCATAAAATTTTTAGAAATCTAAAAACTATAAAAGATACTTCTGATATTATAATCAATGGTTTAGATGCGGATTTAATTATTTTATCATTAATGTCTCATATAAAAAATATTCATTTGATGCGAGAAACTGTTGATAAATTTACAAATGAAAATGTATACAATTATTTGAATATTGATAATTTACGAAAGGCTATTCTAACTGAATTGAAAATTATATGGAATCTTAAGGAAGATTATAATGAATATGATGTAATCGAAAGTTATTGTACTCTATGCTCTATTCTCGGCAACGATTTTATTCCGCATTTATTAACTGTTAATATCAAAACAGACGGGGCTGATAAATTAGTAAATATTACTAAGAAGGCTATTCAGGAGACCGGACTATTAGTCGCAAAGAATTCTATTAACTATGAATGTTTAAAATATATTTTCAAATATTTATCAGTAACAGAAGATGCAGATATTTTCAATATATGTGAAAAGTATATAAAAAAGAGTTCATTCGTGAATTCGCAATTACTGAGCGATAATTATGCAATTAAACATAAATCACCTTTGTGTTATACTATCTATAACAGTAACAGTAATTGGCATAAAGAATATTATAAAATCATATTTGATAATAATATAACTCTTGATTCCTCTGTTATTTATAATTCTTGTAAAAATTACATTACAGGTATTTATTGGGTTTATGAATATTACAAGGGAAATAGTATTGACTGGGAATGGTACTATCCTTATAATTATCCACCTACTCTAAAAGATATTAGTAATCACTCTATAGCTTATGAATCCCCTATAATACACCCTAATAATAATATTATAGACCCTATAATTCAATTGTTAATTGTGTTACCAAGAGAAAGTATGGAATTAGTTAATAATCGCTATAGATCTTATGTTACCGACATACACAATGGTTTATATCATATGTATCCTATAAATTACGAGATTCAGACATTTCTCAAAACACATCTATGGGAATGCTCTCCATTATTGCCATTAATCAATATTAAATACATAAAAAAAATATTACATATCTAATTATAGTATATCATGGAGTGATACTTATACTTATAGCTCTATCAGGTCAGGTAAGCTTCATTATATCATTTATCTTGTTTTTATCAAGATTCTCCAAGTAATACCATGATTTCTTTTCAGCATCCCATCGACATCCCAATTTTTTAACTGCATCTTTATTTTTAAATGGAATTTTGATATGTATTTTTGCACTACCATTTTCATCAGTATTTGTATTATCTACTCCTCCCTCATTAAAAAATGTTTTTTCGGCAGCACTCAATTCCTCAAGCTCTTTTATAGAGCTGATATTATCATCGTTTAGATTATCTTCATAATACCATTTCTTTTTATTGATATCCCATTTTGCTCCTAATTTTTTAGCAGAATCTTTATGATTATATGAAATATTAATATAATTCTTAATATATACAACGGGGACAGGTACTTTCACAAGAGAAACAGACGAATCTTCGCGAATCTTGTCTTCTTCCAAAATACCGTCAACAGCCATATTAGCCAATTTGTCTGCCCAGCTATTACCAATAGAATGTTTATCTGGCAAATTTGTATGCGCTTTTATATAGTGTATTTTAGTTGTTTTTTTATGCGGGCTATACAACTCGTATATTTTTTGTAGCAATTTTAAATTAGGAGGTACCTTATTGCTATCTGTCTTCCAATTGTTTTTTGCTAATTTATCACCATAAGATCCAGAACATTTGATTACATATTCGGAATCGGTATATATATTAATATTTTTTTTATCTTCAATTTCCTGTTTTAATATTTCAAGAGCTCTTATAAGAGCTGTTAGCTCACCAGTGTTATTTGATTGTTTACCTTTAACAACTCCAGATTCGTTTCTTGCATCATTGTGATCAAAAAATACTCCGTATCCAGCACGAGCATTAACCTTTCCATTATTAATGCATGATCCGTCGATATATACGCAATTATCACAATTGTCTCCCATTCTAAATTATGTTGTTATTATTATATAACTATAATATAATCAATTTTTATATATCAACTTATATTCAATATCATTTTCATATTCTATTTCAAACCCCTTTTTCTTATAAAATTTTATTAAATAGTCAGATGTATATTTATTTTTATCTACAAACAAATGAAGTGGTTTTTCTAAAACATTAATCGATTCATTAATTATATGCGTTGCAATTCCTCTATTCCTATAATTAGGGTTAACACACAATTGATTCAAATAATTATCGCTAATACCTACAAAACCTACGATATCACTCCCGATAATATAATAGATAACGCTTATATAGCTATTAAATCTATTTATCTTAAAATTAGAATTTATCAATTTAATACATTTAAATAATTCATCTTCGTTGAGTTCTTTAATTAATTTATATACTATCATTATATCTAATAATAGATTAAAAAATAAAGATATTGATAACAAAAAAACTTAGAGTTTTTTTTAATAATAAAATATAAAAAATATATACTAATAGTGATTTATTGCCTTTAGATGTTGTCGATTGGTATTGGTTATACGAAGAAAATATGAAAACAGAATATCATTCAGATTGTAAATGGATGTTATATTATGAAAAAATATTTTTTAATAAAAAAAAATGGAATTTTGCTATATGTTTTTTAATTAAAAAGTTAAAAAGTTATATCAGCGTAATTTACTACCAATAGTATTAATTCAGATGATAAATCTCATATTATAGATATTGGAAAAAAAACATTGTAAAATTATTTAATCATCAAGAAATTATTTATTATAAAGTATTGAAGGAACAAAAGTAACTAGGTGTACTAAAAACTATACATATTATTGTCTCATTTTGTCTTTTTTGTTGGTGCAATTCATAATAAATCATTCCAATATAATTTTATTTGCGATGTTATAAGTATCAATATACTTTTGAGGTATTTCTTCAAAAGATATTAGACTCATATTAAATTTGAAATTATCCATTAAATTATTTTCAATAAAATAATTAATTCTCTCATTTACTGAGAGAGAAACAAGCATCAAAGCTTTTTGTTTAGTAATTCCCTGACCTATTTTAGGTATATTATCACTTTTATCTCCATAAATTGCTTTAAATAACAGATTGTCCTCTGCATTATTATATCCTCGCACCTTAAGTTCTTTAAATTGCATATTATAAATAAATACATTATTATCTAACAGTTGGAGAAAATCATTATCGTTTGTAATAATTATAATTTTAGTGTTGATCTTATTTTTAATATGCTTATATGTTAAATAAATAATATCGTCTCCTTCCAATCTATCAGATTGAATAGATTGCAATCCTATTTTTTTAATATATTCATTAAAAATACTAAAAATATTCTTATTAAAATTATTTTTTGGAACTCTCGAAGCCTTATATTTATCATATATATCATTCCTCCATATATCACTTCGCAAACAATCATTGCATAATACAATGTTATTTTTGTTCGTCTTCCAAATTTTACATATTTTTTTAATATCATTTTCTATATGTTTGTAAAAGGCATTAATATATAGTTTATTTTCAATAATTTCATCTACGATAAATTCTGGAAAATTATTTTGTCGTTTATACCAACTCATTGTAGCAAAATATCTATTAAAAATATAATAGCTACAATCAACAAGTACAATATTATTATTTTTATTTAATTTAATAATATTCATATACTTTATATTATTCTTATTTATTTAAATGATTAATCAATTTTTATATTCTTAGCAACAATTTATATTAATATATCATTTATAAATTTGGCATACCACGCCTTAGCATTCGACATTATAATCCCTAAGTTAGCCTTATCCTTCTTAACTTCATTCCATTCTTTTTTAACATCATTAAAGTTATCTTTTTTAGTTTTATTAGAATCATTCAGTTGATTAAGGCGGTATTTAACAAATAAATTGTAATCAGTTGTCTTCTTATTTTTCAATATATTTAAATTTTCAACATTTGTTTTTTGAATAGCTCCTTTATTTACAATATGGTTTTCTTCATTTTCATTTAAACCATTTTTATTTTTTTCACATACCAAATTATTCATATTCATTACATCAATAATATATTCGTTGTGCATTTTTTTAAGTAACGTAGGTTCGACGCTATTAATAACAGGGTCTTCTCTTGTAATTCTAATTATAGTATCATTCTTCACCCAAACTTTTTTGCTATTTTTAATATCTACGACCCACAACTCTTTATCATAACCTTCAATTACTGAATTTAGCTCGTAACCTTCGGCGGATAATCCGAAATGAAGAGGAGATAGTTCATTACCTGTATAAAAATGCTTTGAGGAATTAATACAAGTTTTTTTAATAGAATTCATATTCACAATTACAATATATTAATCACATTAATCAATTTTTTATATAATAATAAAAATAAATTGTCTAAATATGGTTAATATAATATACTATTGTCTAAAAAATGACGCATGTGTGGTTAAAATAAAGACACGGCTTCCATGTGTTTTTTTAACGAATTAAACAAGAACATTGAGGAATTTATTGATAAACAATCTATTAAAGAATATGATATTATTGAGGATATATATAATAGTGAAAGTGAAATAATTGAAATTTATTATTCAAATGAAAAAAACTTCGACGAAGAATTGGAATTAATTTTTAATAAGTATTTTTCAAAATATGATATAAATATGTTTCAAACTTTTGATTCATTGCTTATAAATATATATAACATATATATATTAAATAAAATTAAAATAAATGAATATTATTCAAGTACTTATATTATCAAAAATATAAATATAGAAGATTAGTAGAAAATGATAAAAGAGATACCTTATATAAGTGATAAAAAAAGCACCGAAGAAAATATAAGTTATGAAGAAAGGCTGGATGCTAGTTATAAAAATTCAGTATCTATATTCAATTTTTTTAAAAATTTAAGAGAAAATACAAGCGTCGTATTGCTTACTTATGTTAAAATGACTTGGGTTGTATCTTTGTTTATTATTCTCTATCATCTTATTCTGCGCCCTCTTTATATAATATTAACCTATTTTATACGCAAATTGTGTGATTATACTGTTGGAAATAGTGCCCCTATACTACCCTATGGATTTATTAATAAATTACTATGGCTTATAGAACCATCTCCTGTTCTAATCATAACATGTATATTATTTACTTTCATTACGTGTGTTATGATATTTGCTTACATTCTATTTTTAATAGCTTTATTTATATATAGTAAGCCGATTATTGGAGCTATGATAGGAAATCCGAGAGAATGGGAAGATTTTAAAAGATTAAGGGATATTTTTGATTTATTTGAAGGAAAAATAACACTTTTTAGATTTATGAGAATATGTTTATTTGAAAGTATTGCTATAATATTTTTTAGTAAAAGTAAAAAGGAGTCCTTTGAAGATTATTCATCTATAATATCTAAAACTATGCTAAAAAATTTAGAAGTATTAATGGAGAATAATATATATATACAATCAGAACTTGATAAAAGCTTTTATAATACTGCAAAATTCTTCTATAAAAAGAAGGATGATTATAACATAGAATCTATTAAAGCTTTAAATCATACAATTGAAGCTAATATAATAAATAATACTGTTATAACAGCATATAAAGAAAATTATAGCAAAAATCTTATTAGAAATAAGTATTCCAATAATGGATTTGAAGAAGCAGTTAAATATATTATTCCAATATAAAATATTATAATTACAATAAGTAAATGGATTTAAATTATCTAAGTTATTCTCAGACTACAAATTTAGTTGAAAATGCCACTTATGTTGACTTATCACATCCCATAGTGTTAAAAGAAATATCAAGTGATAAAATAATAAAGGGAATTAGTATATTATTTCTAATAGCTATATTTAATTATATATTTCCATATGAAAGATATAAATACGATAGTAATTACAAATTATATGTTATACTATTTGCGGCTTTTCTTTTATATTTAATATATTTATTTGACTTATATTTAATATTGATATTAATATTTGTAGTCATAGTATTTATTGTACCGCCTATAGTAATTCTATATTACTATCTAAAAAAACAAAAGGCTATTATAAAATTTTTTTATTCTTACAATAATCAGGTTATACAGGTATTTGGTAATAATATTAATTCGTTTGAATTATTATTCAATATATTGTTGATAAGTATTATATTTATATTATCTATCGTTTTATATTGGGATAATATATATTTTAATGCAAAAAAATTATCTAAATGCGGGCGGATACTAAAAATAATAGAAGATAATACATTCAAAAAAAAACCATACGTTTACAACATAATCTTATTAGATAATAACTCTTTAGACACTAAGACATCTAACAATATTCTCAAAATAACCTATGATTTTATGAAAATGAAAACAATTATAGAATACAATAAAGCCAATCCTAAAATATATAATGCTGATGAAGAAAAAAAATATAAAGATTCTTTAAGAGATAGGTCAATTATTATTGATAATATTAAAACCTTACTCTTATCAAAAATAGATGAAAAAAAAAATATTATTAAAAATATTGAAGAAAATGATAATGTATCAGATGCAATTACTAAGATATCTAATATAGAAAATATTTTTAATATCAAAACAAGAGATTTCGTAATTAAACTTATCAAGGAGAAGCAAGAATTGAATATAATAAATGATAAGAATATAAAAATAACAGATTCGCACCGCATTACTATTAATAATATTATTAAAGAAATTAAAAATTGGTTTGTTATACCTCCCGAATTGGATATAAGTAAAGCTAAAACTCCGAAAGAACAAGATGATATTATTAATGAATATATAACTAAATATGTTGAAATAAAAACTACTAAAGAAGAAAAAAAAATACTATTACGAAGAATTATAGATTATATTTATCCAGCTGCTAATTTTGATGATTCTATTACGTATGAACACAATAAACCTGATCTAAAATCAAAGATTGATGCTCTAAAATCAAGAATAAATAATATGTCTGATTCAGATAATGATAATATTGGTTCTTTATTAAGCGATATAATGAATAAAGATAAATTGAAAGATTTAACTTTTGAAATAGACTATTATTATTCAAATTTATATGAAAACAGAAAGTTTGTAAATTATTTTAATTTACAAACTATGAATTTAGATATTATTGAAAATATAGATCCTTTAATAATTGAAGACATTCTAAGTAATGTTCAACAAAAATATAAATTTTTGTGCGTAGATGAAAATAATAACCCCGTATATGATTATTCGTCAAAGGAATTATCTAAATTTACCAAAAATTATGCTATAAATCCAGATTATATTCCTAATATATTACATGATATAATATATGCAAAAATAAATAATAATAAAGTATTTGTATAATATAAAGTAAATAACGAACAAATCGATGAAATCTTTTATAGTTCCCATTGAATCTGCGTCATATTACATTTTATATACTCTGTTTAATGTGAGTACATATGCATATAACGCGAGTATTTATCAGCATTTAATATGTCTCGTATTTATATTTCTCGTTATTTTCATCTTTATCATATTGTATAACGATACTATATATAGAGAAGCTAATAATATAAAAAGATGCCGAGATATCGAGCTTACTACTAAAATAAACGCGACTCTCGAATATCCTTATAAATATAATATTTATATAGTTCTCAAAGATGATGTGAAAAATTTATTGAATAATTATATATTTTATATTCAATATGATTTTGTTAAAAAAAAATCTGAGGTAAAATTCGGCAATAACAAATTGGCTATGGATGAAATAGCCGTACCTAAAAACGATATCGATGATAGTGATAATATTGTAAATAAAGCATTTCATTATTATGATTTAGAAACTGAGAGAGCTTTGAGAGTAGAATATAAATATAATGACCGAAAATACTATATAAATAAAGATATGATAAGTGGCGAAAACTATGAATTTATTATAGCAAGATATGATAACAAGTTGATATCCGAAGATCCCTCAGCTATTGATTTATTAAAATTTGTAAAAAGGTTTGGGTATGAAACCGAAGGAGAATATACAAATATGATGGCTATATATAATATAAAATATGCAATTGAAAATAAAAGAAATAGCTTATCTATATAAAAATTTCATTTAATAAAGAAGCCAACTCTTCTATTTTCTCGTCCTTTTTGATTTTAGGATAATTAATATTAAATTCTATATACATATTTCCTTTATTATTTGTATTCAGTATAGGCAATCCTTTTCCTTCTATCAGATACTTCTTGCCATTAGAAATAACTCCAAATATTCGCGTATTTAATTCTATGTTTTCTTTAAAATATGGGATTACTATATTTGAACCTACGATTGAATTAACAAAAGATATTTCTGTTTTATAATGAAGATCGTTGCCTTCACGGACAAAATGCCGATGCTCCTCTATTCTAATGGTTATTATCAAGTCTCCTGGTTTCATATTGTTTACTTTAGGTTGTTCGCCGAGTTCTGGGAAGGCCGTTTTATAAGATTCGGTAACGCCCTTTGGTATTATTAATGTAGCTTTTACATCTTTATTATAAAACCCTTTACCACTACATGTTTTGCACCCTGATTTACCTTTTATAATTATTCCATCACCCCCGCATTTATTACATTGAGATTGAAATATGGTCTGCATTATTCCCATGTTATGTATGCGATGTATAATCCCTTTGCCGTCGCAATCAGGACATTCTGTATTACAACTTGTACAATACTTTTTCAATTTTATAGTAAGATCTTTGTTTACTCCATCGTAAATATCGTTTAATGTTAGATTAAAAACACTTTCGATGGGATTTGCCTTGCTCTGTTTTTTTTCAGCGCGTCCTCGCGGGCCATTACCAAAACCAAACATATTTTCTGCAAATCCATTATCATGGCCTCTGAAAAATGCTTCAAATATATCACGGTGATTTCTCATATTATCCATACCACCTTCGTTATAATTACTATCGCCGCAATGGTCATACTTATTGCGCTTTTCTTTATCGCTTAAAATACTATATGCATTGGATATTTCTTTGAATTTATTAGCACTTTCAGCATCCCCATTATTCTTATCTGGATGGTATTGAATAGCCTTCTTTTTATAAGCACTCTTAATTTCATCATCAGATGCATTTTTATTAATTTCTAAAATATTATATAATTTATAATTATCTCCCATATCTTTTATAAAAATAAGTATCAAATGTTTATATATATATAATAATAAATAAAAAATATATAATATAAAATTATATCATGATTATTACGGATCTTGTGAATCTAACGAATCTCCTAATTACAAATATATCTCATCATAATATTCATCGTATATAGTTCTTGGTTCAATAGTTTAAATGCATAGGGCATTCGCACTTGAGCTATATCAGTATTATTGTTGCAATATTTACAGCTGTAAATATTTTTGTCTGTATTCACATTTGCGTGCATCCCGCACTTTTTGCATACAAATATACGATAATTGTCTGATACATGCAACATCCTTTCTGCGAGGAAATTCGATGTTCCGTGGGCGATGAAACAATCTCTTTCCATCTCTCCCAAACGAAGACCGCCGGAACGCGCCCTTCCTTCACTTGGTTGTCTGGTGAGCATAACAATAGGACCATTGGAACCGCGAGAATTTCCAGTCCAAACCGATTTGCCTTTCCTTCTTACCATAAATATCTCAGTTGATACATTTAGACAATACACGGAACCTTGATAATAGTAGATATTTTCAGAACAGTTCTTATCATTCTGATTATTAATTTTTGGAGAATTTTTGTGTTTAATAATAGTAACCTTCCAATATCTTTTGTATCTTGATTTAATACCGCTCCATCCTGCATGAATCAAGAGTTTCATCATATCATCCGCCAAATTTTCATTTAGAGTACAATACATATTTTCAAAATTATGCGTGATATCATCGTTCTTAACAGATACCATTGCTTTGATAAGAAGTCTACATTGCTTCGCACTTAACTCCCAGACCCAATGAGACATATTATATTTATCCATGCTATTAATATAATTTACAATACCTGCATTATCATAATTGCTTCCATAGCCATTCATCAAGTTGTCGTTTTCTTCTCTATAAATACCGTTATTCGCAATCCATCTTCCAAAGAAGGATAGCCATGCTTCCATGTTAACAGGGTTTGATTCTGATATACTGAGCTGATAATCTGGTGTATCCCAAATAGAATCCTTTTTATAAGTAACCTCGCGGCCCTTAATTTTACTTGCTTCAACGAGCTTATATTTGCTCTTCTGTTCATTCCCTTCTTTTACATACATTCGGTGTTCAATTGTTACATCCAAATCAACCATATTATTCGAAATATTATACATATATCCTTTGTAGTCTGGATACTTATAGATATCAATTGGATTCTCATAAATTAATTTATCATCCTTCAAAATAGCAATCTTATCACTCTTTTTAACTTCGCTGATTTTTTTCCAACCACCGCGTGTTAGAACATCGTGATCTTCAGTTAAGCAATGGACCTTATCGGTTACCATGTGTTTAAGACGCTGATAATATGTTGGTCCGATAAATATCTCTGTATGAATTTGTTCGCCTGTTTTTCCATTATACATGATTTCGTTACCATATCTTTCCATACCAGACAGTTCGAGTACTTTTGCAATGTCTTCTACAGAACAATCATTGTAAGGTGTTGAATCTCCAAATGCTCCAATATGGCATCCTGCTTTTCCCATAATACATTCCATTAATTGTGCGATAGTCATTCTCGATGGAATAGCATGAGGATTCATAATAATATCTGGTACAATTCCTTCCTTAGTATAAGGCATATCCTGATGTCTATAAGTCATTCCAATAGTACCCTTCTGCGCACTACAACTTGCGCATTTATCTCCAATTTCAGGCTTCCTGTTTTTACGAATACGTACCTTACAGAACTTATAGCCTTCGCTATTTATTCCTGTGTAATTCATATCAACATATCCGTCGTCATTTGCTTTCATTGTTAAACTACTTTCATGATATGAAAGTTCACCATTTATTTTCTTAGGCATTACTTTACCGACAATAACATCATTTCCTGTTACATATGTATTCTTGGGTACAAACCCCGATTCATCCAACTTATCGTAGCAATATGGTTTCTTGTCGGTTTTATCAGAGGGGTTCGTAAAAATCTCTTCTTCACCAGTACTATGGTTTTTATTACATACATCTCTATGTGCTTTATAGTAAGTGCTAGTAAATAATCCTCTATCCAAAGCTGACTGATTAATCATAATGCTGTCTTCTTGATTAAATCCCGTATACGTCATAATAGCTACGATAGCATTTACACCAGAAGGTAGCTTATGTGCCATTGTATATTTTGATGATTTAGTGCATACAAGAGATTTTTGTGGATAATTCAAAATATTACCCATAGTATCAATGCGTTTATTAAAATTGCTCGCATAAATACCCAATGCCTGCTTGCCCATAGCACATTGATAACAATTTCTCGGAGATTGATTGTGATCACTGAATGGAATATTGACCCCGAGAATACCATTCATTAAACTCGGATGAATCTCACAATGCGTATAACAAGGAGGCATCGCTGTTCCTTTCATGCCTTCTTCTAAATCCGAAGGAAATGTAGCAATCATCGCATTATTAATTTCGTCACAATCCATATATTCAATAAATCCTTCTTCATCAAGATAACTTTCTGGGTCGTCTGTGCTATTCGAGGCTTCGTTTGGAGAAATGAAGTAATCAAATCGTCTATTTTTAATATAATCTTTCCATTTAATATTCTTTCTCTTCAAAATTCTATCGATTCTCAACGTGCTTTTATTCAATTCTTTGTTGTAATCTACGATATAAAGCGGTCTATACATACGACCAGCTTCAGTACTAATAATAATATTTGATTTTTGAATATTCCACACAATAGAGGTCATAGGGTGAATAATACTAGACCTTTTGCAATGCTTTAGTTTATTAAAGAGTTCGAGAGGATTGTTATGGTACCCAATGATATCACCATTAACAATTACATAAATATTGTTGCAGTCTCCCATATTTTTAAGAAATGAAATAGCTGATTTATCAGTATTTTTGTTTTCCGAAGTGTATGAATCGTCATATACAAATACTCCAAAATCAATAAGAATATTTCTAATATGATAGCTATTCATAGAGATTGAGATATTTGCGCTAAGAGCCATATTTTTAACGAGACCTACAGAACTGCCTTCAGGCGTTTCTGCGGGACAAATCATACCGATCTGAGAATTGTCAAGTTTTCTTGGTTGCACAAGTTTACCATTCTTTTCCATTGCTGTATTAATACGACGCAAATGAGACAATGAGCTTGCATAAGACATTCTATTGAGAACTTGAGATACGCCCTGTTTAATATTTTGAAAACTTCCAATACTTTTGATACCCCAAATACCTGTAGAGAAGGAATATTTAATCCACGATTCCAACAACGATTGCTTGAAAAACCTATGAATGCTAATGTCTGAAACGATGTTACATAGCGGGGTATTTGAATTTCCTCTCCACATACTTAGTTCTTTCTCAATAGCTAACTTTAGCTCTTTCGTTAACTTTCCATAGCATTGGCGAAATAGATTGCTCATTAAAACTCCCGGGCTATCTACGCGTTTATTAATATACGAATCGCGATTATCATATGTGTCGTAACCAAGATATATGCGTATCATTTTGCGAATAATATATCCGATATACAAAGCCTTGCGTCTATAACTTTTTCCCACATGAGGGAGAAAATCGTTAGTTAGATTATTGTACAACAATGCTTTATTTACCGAATGTTCGTTATTCTTATTTGAACCGTTCATGATTTTGATTAGAACATTCTCAGCCTGTTCTTGTGTCTTAATATCACAAGCATCTTCGCAACAAGCCATCAATTCAGCGATAATCCGCTTATTCTCTTCTACATCAGTATCATATACAATATGGTGAATGATCTCTTTGTCGCTAATGATACCAAGAGCACGGAACAATACAAATACTGGAACTTCTGATCTTAGAAAAGACGTATTGATACGAATAATACGACCCATATGATTTAATTTACCGCTCATATTAAGACACGTTGTTTTCGGAGGAAGATATGTAGAGTTACATACAGACCTAATCTCAGCGTACAACCCTTCACTATTATTGTTAGGATGAAATACCAATGTCTTATTCTCGTTTATTCTATCTTGAGAAATAAGCACCTTTTCATTACCATTAATAATAAAGTATCCTCCGAAATCATAGATACATTCGCTATTGTTTTCTTCGCAAATTCCTTGCATTTGATTCAAGACACATAGCTTAGATCTAACCATAATAGGAATTTTACCAATATAAATCCCATTAACGTTCTTGTCGAACTTTTCAATCATACCATTTTTATTTGTGTATTCCGTTACAATATGGACGTTCACATAGATACTGCTTGAATACGACATATTATTCATTCGGGCAATATATGGCGTCATTATATTATGTGTTCCATCAGCCATTTGATAACTCGGCTTAGTAATTGTTGGATTAAGAATATTGATAGAAATTCTATAATTATTATCATTGATAGATAATTCACTCTTAGGATTCGTGACTTTTACCTTAATCGGATTGAAGCCAGTAATAATTTGTCCCAAGGTATTATCGACGAATTTATTATAGCTATCAATTTGATGTTTCACAAGGGGGTTTGACGATTCTTGAGAACCTCCTTCTGAAAAGTAAATATCCATGATATCCCAACAATTAGCTGATGAAAACATTATATAAATGCGATTTAGTTAATTATAACTTATAATTCTTAAATATCAATTTTTAATATTTTACAATAAAAAATTGATTTTGTTATAATATTATATAGAAAGCCTGATGTATAATATAATAGCTATTTGTGGAGCAAAAAGAAGCGGCAAGGACGTTCTTGCTAAATGTTTAATTAATAAATATAACTATGAAAAATTATCTTTTGCAGAACCATTAAAAAAAGCTGTTAAGGAATTATTTAATTTCAATGATATACAAGTAGGTATCGATGAAGAAAATGGAAATGGCGAAGAGAAGGATATTATAGACGATAGATGGGGAATAACACCGAGAAAAGCTCTCCAATATTTTGGAACAGAAATAATGCAATATAAGATGAATGAGCTCATCCCAAATATAAATAGGGAGTTTTTTGCGAATATATTGCTATCTAAAATTGTCGAAAATAAGAATTATGTAATTAGTGATATGAGATTTTTACATGAATATGAAAAAATAAAGGGGTTGAATATTCTTATTATTAAAGTTATCAGACCATCTCTGATAAAAAAAAGAGATGAGCATATATCCGAAAATGAGTATGAACAAATCCCTTGCAATATCGAAGTATTGAACGAAGGAAGTATAGAAGACTTCATTAACAACTTCGAATCATTAAATAAAAAGCATAAAATAACGGAATAAAAAGCTAATAATGTAATTAGATAAATGAATTATTATATATTTTATTGCATTTTTATGGGGTATTTCTCCAGTATTATTCAAATTTATTCTTGAGAAAAATATACCATGGTATATAATAATTTTTGTTCAAGCATCTGTATATTTATTATCGAGTGCTATATTTATTATTATTTATAAATACAATGATATTTACAAAGATTTACAACAAAATATAAATTATATACCAAGTTTGATAGTAATTTCATTCTTGTCTGTATATATTGCTAACGTGTTGTATATTTTTGCTTTAGAAAAAAAGCCAATGTAAATATAATGTCTCTGATTGTATCATTGGCTCCAGCAATTACATTGATATCTTCTTATTTAATTTTACAAGAACAGTTACCTATAAAAATACTTATTGGGTTTTTGATAATATTTATTGGTTTACTATGTGTATTTACATGAGTTTCGAATAATTTTTAAGGCAATTGTCTATAGATGTTTTGATATCTGGGATATTTGGATATAGCTCGTATAATTTTTTTGAAGACAATTCGATATTTGATCTTTTTGATAGAAGTATCTTGTTTTGTTCTTCAATTGAAAAGTTCTTCCATTTGAAAGAAGAATCTACATATTCCTTGTAGAGCTCCAAGATTTCATTGTGTGTAATTACTCCCTTGTTACACATATTGAATGTCCCCGTAGTATTATTTCTAATCATATCTAAAATAACAGGGTACATATCTTCCAAAACAGTCATAGAGTTAGCTACAGAACATACATTTTCGTACTTTGTAATTTTTGTAATAAAATTACGGTCATGATCGTAATTTACTATAGGCATCCGGATTCGCAGATTTAATGTGTTCTCACTAAACATATGTTGCAATCTATCTGTATAGCCTTTAACAATTGAATAAGACGAGCCATAGAAATTTGGAGACTTTTCCTCGTCTATATCTTCGCTTTTACTATCTTCTTTATATTCAAAGATACACCCTGTTCCCATGTATGTATAATGAATATTGTATTTTTTACACAATATAGATAGGACAATAGGAGCATATAAGTTATCTCGGATATTTTCAACCAATTTACCGGGCTGCTCGAGATAATCAATTGTATTATAATTTTCTCCATGTGTCCTTCCAATGAATGAAATAATATGTGTTGGGTTATGCTCTTGAATCTCTTTTTCAACCTCTTTTTCATTATCTGCGCGCACCGAAGTTTCCATATACTCAACATTGTTTTTATTCAAATGTTCGCAAAACTGTTTTCCAATCCACCCTCTGCTACCAAAAAATAATATTTTCATAATTATATATTATATATTAATATAACTTTATATATATTATGTAAAAATTGATTATTATGTACTCATTTTTAGGCTATAATTATGGAGTGTACAAAGTGCCTAAAAATTAAAGAATTTTGCGAGTATTCCTTTAAAAACATTGAAGAAAAAATATATTATTTATATTGCGACGAATGTAGATATAAAACTTTAGAAGAACAGAAAAAATATAAGGAGAAGGCTTATGAAGAGTATAATATGAGAAAAATAAATAATATAATGAATTGCGAGTGCGGTATTAAATATGTGTGTTTTCGAGATTTTCACATGTATAGACACATTAATAGCAAAAAACACAAAAAAATTATAAAAGAAAAATATAATAATATGGCCTAAAAATAATTTCTGTATATAGTAGTAGTATAAAGTATTCAATGGCTGTAGGTGGTACTACTTGCGGCGCTAAAATGGGTGGTAATTATGACGATGATGAGATGAGAGCTCTCGGTGGTGCTAAAAAGGCTGCGAAAAAACGCGCGCCTTCTCTTTACAATAAATTTTACAAGGCTAAATACCCTGAAATGAAGGCCAAATTTCCTAATCTATCTGCTCCTCAAATAATGAAAAAGGTAGCTGCAGAATGGCAATTACAAAAAAAGTAAGCTATATATAGAAAGGCATATATGGTTAAAAAATATAAAATACCCTATGAAAATGGATATACAATATATAGTATTTCTAAGTGCAAATATTGCACTATGATAAATGAGAAAATTAAATCTGTTAATCCTCCTATTAACTGTGATAATTACTTAAAGACAGCAAGAGACCGAGATAATTTTTATAATTTTATCGAAAAATATACCAAGAAGCCGTATAAATACTTCCCTATGGTATTCAAAAATGGCGTCTTCATAGGAGGCTACAAAGAGTGGTTAGAAAGCAAATAGTGGCTTAGAGTAAATCGCTTACGAAATCATAATCGAGATAGTCTGGAATCAAATTTTCTTCGTAGGCTCCGCCAATCTCACAGATCCTCGCTGTAGAACGAGAATCATACATCAACATTTTTACATTATTTTTTTTAAATTTTTTATTGTAATCAAAATCGCCAATTACAACAATATCATAAACGGGGGCCATGACTAAAGTACTGAGCTATAGACTCTCTAGTATTTGTATATAGATCAGAATTAGCCAGATAAGTAACAGAAGTAGCGGAAGTATCAATGAAAGCAGTTGAAGCGGCTGTAGCGGTTGAAGCGGTTCGAGCGGCTGTAGAGTTAGAACAAGTGTAACAATAATTTAAGAAAGAAAATTGATCAATTTTTAGAAAATGAAAAAAAAATAAGAACATATTTTTCCTATTATCCAAAGACAGATTCTCCATTATAATAGATATATAAAAAGCCATCTCCGTGTTTCATTTCATTATATATGCTATGTACAGTTGCCGATGTAGAAGGTAATATATTATTTATAAATATAAATATTGCTTTATCTGGAGATAATTTTATGCACTGTCTTATAATAGATATGAATTGGCCTATTGTTACATCAGAAGGTACGAGATATTTTTTTTATCAATATCATTTACACTAACGAAGATTTAAAATCGCACAAACCAAATTAAATTTTCGTTGTTAGTCATTGCTCGGAACTATGTAAATTTTGGGTTTGGAGATTATAATTAAATAATCCGAACGATCATCATTCTCAGTCGTGCAACTGACCTGAAACCTTATAAAAGGTTATTATGTAGCAGAATACACTCTACATGCGTTTTGGCTTCATCAATAAATTCACAGTCACTAACTTAATCTGTCCCATTACTAATCTCTCCACATATTTATAATATGTTTAAATCTTATATCATTTTCATAACATCTTGTACCATTTTAAATCTTCAAGGGTGTAAATTACAACCTTTGGCTTTTTGTACTATAACAGGGACTCTATCTGGATATTTCTCTCTTATTCTCTTGCTCTCATTACATTTTTTTCAAATTCTGTACTCATATAATCTATAAGTATATTATAAAAATAAAAAATTTAATATTTTACTTTATTTGTATTTTCAAACCATCTTCTAAAAATTTCTTTAGCAATTGTATTATCGCATGGAATAATAGGTATCTGGCGATCTTCCTTGTTTTTCTTAATTTCTTCATATATATGTTCATCGTCAAAACCGATATTCGCAGCATCTTCGCGAGTATTGGCGTAGTATATTTTATCCAATCTCGCCCAATAACACGCGGCTAAACACATAGGGCATGGTTCACAACTCGTATATATAGTGCAACCTTCTAAACTAAAGTTATCAATATTTGCACAAGCTCGTCTGATAGCAACTACTTCTGCATGCGCCGTTGGGTCATTCTTTACAGTTACTTCATTATGCCCTTCTCCAATAATTTTTCCCTCTTTATCTATAATCACAGCTCCAAACGGCCCTCCAGTACTAATCCCAGATAATTCAATTGCTCTATCCATAATTATATTATATATGCTGTTATTTTTTATATGGGTTACTATTTTTCTTTTACTACCCAATTATCAATACAATTTGTAAAGTCGGTTCTATTAGTAACCTCGTTATCACAAATAGGCTCGTCTTTTATTATTGTGCCTCCGAAAATAATAGTAGGTTTTTCATTTGTTAAATTGATAAATCTTGCGATATCTGCGAACATAATTATATAAGTATATAAGTGCATTATTTTTATATATATTTTTATTATCATAATGATATCTGCTGATATAATGGGTGGTTTAGGAAATCAATTATTTATAGTAATGACTTTAATTGCTTATTCAAAAAAATACAATAATCCTTTTGTTATAGAAAGGAAACCATACAGCCCAAGTTGTACTTTTAGAAATGTATATTGGAATAATCTCTTAAAAAGTTTAGAAAAGTTTTTAATAAATAGTCCCGCAGATTTTCCAATTTATCAAGAAAAATCGTACGAATATAAAGAATTGCCCGAAATTTCTCCTAATAATAATTTGAAATTGCGAGGATACTTTCAATCTTATAAATATTTTGATCTATACAAAAAAGAATTACTAAAAGATATAGATCTTGATACTTTGAAGGCCCATGTTAGAAATAAGGTGTACGATGTTAACCCCGAAGAGATGGTTTCTCTACATTTCCGTATAGGTGATATTATCAAAGTACATAATATCAATCACTGTATAATGCCTCTTGAATATTATATAAATGCTCTAAAATATATTAAGACTGATGAAAAGAATGTTAATATTCTCTATTTCTGCGAAGATGAAGATATTGATTTTGTAACGAAGACTTATGTTAATCCTCTTAAAAATATTTTCCCTGATATAACATTTGTACAAACTAAAGTTGTTTTGGAAGATTGGGAACAAATGCTTCTAATGAGCTTATGCAAGCATCACATTATAGCCAACAGTACATTTAGTTGGTGGGCTGCTTATTTTGCAGATGATAATGTTAATAAAATGATATGTTATCCAGATAAATGGTCGCACACTACAGCTATTACAGAGAATACAGTAGATCTATTTCCGGATCATTGGATAATGTGTTATACAACAGCAAATGAATATTTGTTAGAAAATGTTCACTATATTAATCTTGAAACATCGGAAGATAGGCGAGTACAAGTTGAGAAGGAGCTTCAAAAATGAATTGGAAATATGAAAGATTTGATGCTATCAAAACAGAAGATGGTCGCGTAGGTTGTTGTATAAGTCATTTGAGAATTATAGAGAAGGCAAAAGAGAAGGGACTTGATTATGTTGTTGTGGTAGAAGATGATATTCAGTTTACGCAACCTAAAAAATACAATCAGATGCTCGCTGAATTCAAAAATTTCACTAAATCTAATAATATGAAATACGATGTCTTGTTATTTGGAGCAAATATAGCCGATAAGAACAATGGAGTTACAAAAATAACTGATTTAATATATAAGGTAACTACGGGATTAACATCGACTGGATATATTGTAAATAAACATTACTATGATACACTAATAGATAATTATAAAGAATCTATTAATCTATTAATTAACTATAGTAACCTTGATATCGGATGCATAGATATAAATTGGCTAAAATTACAAAAAGCGGGCTATTGGTATATATTATTTCCTCGCACAATTAGCCAGCGGCCAGCTCTGAGTATAATACAGAATAATTACGTAGATTACACTCGTTTATTTATAGATTAATTAGTTGTAAATTAAAAATGAGTACATAATTGAAAAAATTTTAGAAATTTCAAAAAGTTTTTAAAAGTTGAGAGAAAAATAAATTATGTACTCATTTTTATTTCTATAAAAAATGATATAGAGTATACTTATAATATACAATTTATATTACACATATGATAAGCATATTGTTAGAAGATATTCGCAATTACGCATACATAAAACAAGAGTTACAGAATATACATAATGATGATATATCTATCTCAGTAAAGGAAGATATACTTTACTTTATCAATGATTATTGCCCATTTATCTATGGTATATCCAAAATTAGTTACAAAAGAGTTAGAAGAATCCTTGCCTTTTGTGTAAAGGAGAAAAAATATATATCTCTATTATCTTTGATAATAAATAACAATGATAATTGTAATAGCCAAATAAACAGATATATCGGATGTCTTACTATAGAAGAACGCAATATGCTAATGCAATATCTACATACTAAATATAAGACCTAAATTGCGTTACTTGCGTTACTCTATGCAAATATAAATAGTGGTCTATAGGTTCTGAAGTCATAAGTTAATTCTTTGTACATCAAATAAATGCTGCAGTAATAGCGAATAAATGAGGTAGTGCTATTTTCTACTATTAGTATATCCTCTATATTTGGAAGTATATTTAATGAAAAAACTGCTATAGGAACAACAATAGCCCAAATCTTCTTATTATCCCAATTGTATTTAATGCGAGCACTATATGCAAAGATATACAAATAGCATATTACAAAATCTGCAAATTGCGAATAAAATCCTCTTAATATCACGTGGTATAAATATAGGGGATATATTAGAGTAAATGCATAGACAATGTGATAATGTGTAGAGTTACATTTGCCTTTTCTTACAAGAGTCATCATGAAAGGCGCTGATTGAATAGCATATAAAGGGGCAAAATTTAATGTAGCCGAAAGTTCTCCAGAGAATACGGCCATTATAGTTGCTCCAAATTGTTTTTTAGCATATTCATATTTTATTTTTTGAATTTCAAAATCTCTTAAATGACTTGGGTAAGGCATGGCATTTGTTGTTCTCTTCTCAGTATCTCCATATTTAGAAGTTATCATACTTGCAATTTTAATACACCCAGTAATGGCCGTATATTTCAAAAATGCTTCAGATAATAAAGCATATACTTTATAATTTCTAAATATAAATAATTGCGTAGGCCATAATTCGAGCAATGTTATTATTGTTAATAATGCGTGTCTACATGAAAAAAGAATAGAGTGCAATCTGAACTCTTTCCATATCATAGGGCTTGTAAAGTTTCTTTTTTCTGGCAAAGGTATTGATAGAGATGCTATAGGTAGCAAAGCATGAATTAATACAGAAGAACAAGATACTATTTTTGATTCAAATGATGGAAATGATGTACCATAGATAACAGCATAATAAAATCGTAAAATAAAATTAATAACAGATAAGAGCCCTAATGTTTTATGTATGTGATATTTATCATGGTTAGTAAAAAGATACGCCATTCTCTTTGTATATTTTATTCATATATATTTATATATATTTCAGCATGGTTTAATATAGCCATCTAAGATGAATATTACTCATCTCTGGAGTATATTGAAAAGGAACGCTATCTTGAATCTTCAAAGACTTATTTTTATTGAAGACGTTATTGTCTCTATTATAAAGCTCCTTCAAACATCTCCAATCGCGATGATCAAAATTGCAAGTATCCATAATATACTCTTTAATACTGTCGAAACCCTTATTGTTTACCTTGTTATTCATTCTATAATCTTCAAATATACGATATAACGTACTCGAATAAAGCATGGGACAATTCTTATAACCTTCGGTCTTGATCCAACAGGTATTTCGGAAATCCGTAGATTGGCTACAGTTACATTTGCTATCGCACTTGCTATTACACATCGTTAATAATAAGAATTATTATAGTCACTATCAATTTTACATAAAAATGAGTAGTTTAGCGTATAATTGAAAAAATAAGAGAAACTAAAATTATTTAGATAAACTTTTACTAACATTCATCATTCTCATAATCTTCATCATTTTCATAAGGTTCTCCTTCTTTATACAGCGGCCCGTTTTAGGATTTCTCACTTTGCCTTCAGGACACTCTTTGACTAAAGGTCCTGTGGGATTTATCAATTTCATTATGTTCTCCTTCTTTATGCAGCGGCCCGTTTTAGGATTTATCACTTTGCCTTCAGGGCATTTTTTGTCCATTTTATTCAGTGATTTTTTTGCTTCAAATATCGAGGGGTTTGCCGATAAAGCATCCCAATCTATTTTATCTTTTAATTTATCATAATCTCGTTTGTTTAATCCTATCTCGTATTTTACTCGTTCTTTTAGTAATCCAAAGCCATTTGCATTATTTGATAATAATTCCCAATTTATTTTATTAGGATAGGATTGTAATAATTCGATGGCATTTGGATTTTTTGATAACAATACCCAAGATATTTTTTCATAATCATCTAAATTTTTTAATTCATCTTCAGACATTTCTTTTTCTTCATTAATTTTAGCCTTCAATAATTCTATAGCATTTGGGTTTAACGATAATCTATCCCAATTTATTTTATTATAAAGATCTAAATCTTGTAATTCATCTCGAGGCATATTTTTTTCTTCATCAATTCTTTCTCTCAATAATTCTATAGCAGAAGGATTTAGAGATAAATTATACCAAACTATATCATCATAATAAAATTCTAATAGTTTAATAGCATTTGGATTTGCGGATAACATAAACATATCTATTTCTTGATAATATTCTTGTAATAATTTAATAGCATTAGGATTTGTTGATAACATTTCCCAATTTATTTTCTTTATATTATTTTCTAATAATTTTATAGCTTCGACGCTTGGATTTGCTGATAACACACCCCATACTATATGTTCAGGATTATCTTTTAATAATTTTATTGCTTCGTCGCTTGGATTTGCGGATAAACCAATAAAATCTATTTCATCAAAGTTTGCTTTTAATAATTCAATAGCCGCAGGATTTGCAGATAAAAATTCCCAATCTATTTTTTCGGATTCTTTTAATTTTTCTAAATCGTCTTCATCCATTTCAGATTCTTCAGTAATCTTTTCTCTTAATAAATCTATAGCATTTGGATTTTTTGATAGCTGATTCCAACGAATTTTATCTAAAGGTATCCAATCTCTCAATACATATTTTGTTGGAAATAGACTTTCATACTGCTTTACGATTTGTGTTCTCAACTCTTCGGGTAATTTATTAAGAGTCATCTTAGGCTTCATTTTGTTTTTAATAGATTTTGGCGACAAGTTGATATTCTCGTTGAAGATATTAATATATTTACAGAACTTTTTAAGCTGTTTTTCATCGCATTCTAAAACTTTAGACATCATTTTAGTAATCATCTTATTGCCACACATTAATTCATAATCAGCTATTGTGAGATCAAATAATGGATTATTGATTCTATTTTGTATATTTGCTATCACTTGAGTATACATTCCTGAGCTGCTCGAACGCGAATGTTTAGAGGATTTGGCCGAATTAGAAGCGTTAGCTTCTCTAAGACTTTTAGGATCAACCTTTAAGATTTTAGATAATATATTTATCTTTTTATCAGCAATATTTTTGAATCGCGAAGACATTTTTAGATAGACTCTAATAATATCTCAGAAAAAAAAGGATAAATTATCGAATTTATACTACAATTTCTTCAAATATTGCTGTGTTTAACGATAACATCTTCCAATCTATTTTATCACGATGTTCTTTTAACATTTCTATGGCTGCTGGATTTTTACATAATCTGGACCAATTTATTTTTTTAGGATTTGCTTTTAGTAATTCGATAGCATTAGGATTATATGATAATATAGCCCAATCTATTTTATCAAGATTTGCTTTTAATAAATTAATGGCTGCGGGATTTTCAGATAAATTTTTCCAATTTATTTTATCTTGGTTTTCTTCTATTATATCAATAGCTGCCGGATTGGAAGACAAATTCCTCCAATTTATTTTATCTTGATTTTCTCTCAATAATTCAATAGCATTTGGATTGAATGATAAATTGTCCCAATTTATATTTTCAGGATATGCTTTTAATAAATCAATAGCTCCCAAATTTATTGATAAATTACCCCAATCTATTTTATCTCTATTTTCTTTTAATAATTCAATAGCATTTGAATTTTCAGACAATAGATCAAACTCTATTTTATCTTGATTTGCTTCTATTATATCAATAGCTGCCGTATTTGAAGCTAAATTTAACCAATTTATTTTATCTTGATTTTCTCTCAATAATTCAATAGCCGCAGGATTTGCAGATAATAACTCCCAATCTATTTTATCTCGATTTTTTCTTAATAATTCAATAGCATTTATATTTATAGACAAATACCTCCAATCTAATTTATTAAGAGATATCCAATCGCGTAACATGTATTTTATTCCAAAAATACTCTTATATTGCTCTATAATTTTACGATAGATGTCATCGGGTAACATATCAATACTTCCCCTTTTTTTTAATCCAATAATCTTATTCTTAATAGATTTTGGCGACAAATTGATATTCTCATTAAAGACATTAATATATTTACAGAACTTTTTAAGGTGTTTTTCATCACATTCTAAAACTTTAGACATTATTTTAATAATCATTTTATTTCCACACATTAATTCATAATCGGCTATACATAGCTTAAATAGAGGATTATTAATTCTTGCTTGCATCTTTGCGATTACCCGAGTATTAGGATAACTATCTGAATTTATTCCAAGAATTTTAGATAATACATTTCCTCTTTTATTAGTAATTTCTTTTAATTTTACAGACATTATTATAAAGTATCTAATAATATTATAGAAAAAGAATAATTCAGAAGACCTCATCAAATATAGATTCCCAAAATATCATATCTCTGCATTTGAGTTATACTGACTGAAAAGAAAAAGAAAATAATCTTAAAGCTATGTTTTAGGTACTTTGTTAAATTGAAAAAATAATATACATGACCCCACTTATATTATTTAATATCTTTACTGTTTTATTTTTAACTATGCATTTTCTTACAATTCTACCCAATGAATATCGAAAGACTTTAGATACGAAGACGATGATGCACAAGTCAATGCAGGGGATACTTGGACAGTGGATGATTGAATAGATGAATCTTTGAAATAGTAAGAATCATCATGGTCGAATGAGAAATCCCAATTCCAATTTACCTGCTCGGGAATTGATTGGTTATAGTTAAACATCTTCCAATCATTATTTACAGTTCGACGATTCTTCAGTGAATAGCGAGCATCACGGTTACGCGATTGAAGAGTACGGTTATTAATCTGCAATTGAATTTCATTGTTAAAGTCATTGTTCTTCTTAGACCTCTGCTTATTCAACTTGTTACTTACCAACTCTACGTCATAATTTCCCATATAATCATCGTTGTTATCATTGATGATTGCAGGCATAGCAGAGAAGCTGTAGTTCTTGGACATGTGTGTAATAAGTTATTTACACGGATTAATCAATTTTTATTTTTTTGTCTAAAAACTCGAACATATTATATAATATAATTCAAAAACAAAAATTGATTTATAATTATAATACCAATTATAATAAGTAATGAATACTTCAAGTATGAGCAAATCTGAGTTAATTGATAAATGCAAAGAACTAAAAATCACAAAATACAGTGTAAAAAATAAATCAGAACTAATAGAACTCATTAAGCTATATGAGAATAATCGGCTCCCAGACCAGCTCCAAGGCCAGCCTCAGAGCCAGCCTCATAGCCGGCCCAATAGCAAGATGCTTCAATTGAATGTAATAGATCTATTCTGTGGGTGTGGTGGTATGTCTAAAGGTTTAACGGATACAGGACTAAATATTATTGCAGGAATAGATATTTGGGATAAAGCCGTAGAAAGTTACAATAAAAATTATAATCACAAAGCATATTGCGATGATTTAACTCAGTTATCTCCAGAAAAGTTTAATGAATATTATAATAAAGATAATAAGACTGTTGATATTATAGTTGGCGGTCCTCCATGCCAGAGTTTTAGTATTGCAGGCAAAAGAGATAAAAACGACCCACGGAATGCTCTATTTATGGAATATGTTAAATATCTCGATTATTTTAAGCCTAAAGCATTTATAATGGAGAATGTTATTGGTATGTTGTCTAAAAAAACAGAAAATGGCGAAAATGTAATTGATATTATAATGGAACAATTAAATAGAAATTATAACTGTATAATTAACAAATTATATGCAAGCGATTTCGAAGTTCCGCAAAATAGGCGAAGGGTCATAATAATAGGAATAAGAAAAGACTTAAATATTTTCCCAAAAGAACCAAAGGCAATAATAAAAAATGTAAAAGATAGAATACCAGTCAAATCTATATTGCAACCAAAAGAAGAAATAGATAAAAAATGCTATCTAAGCGATAGAGCATTAGCTGGGATAGCTAATAAAAAAGGCGCAAGTAAGGAGAAAGGATTTGGATTTGGTGCACAGATGTTAGATTTAGACAAGCCTTCATATACAATTCCTGCGAGATATTGGAAGGATGGATATGATGCATTGGTTAAATATAATGAAAAAGAAATAAGGAGATTAACAATCATCGAACTAAAGAGAATACAGAGTTTTCCAGATGATTATATTATTATAGGTTCAAAAAAAGACATTATTATGCAGATTGGAAATGCAGTAGCCTGCAAATTCGCATATCATTTAGGTAATTATATAATAGATACTCTCGATACTTGCGTTACTTGCGTTACTTGCGTTACTTGCGTTACTCCTAATATTCCTCAGTAATTAGCTCATTCCAAAAATAAGATCCTCTAAATTGCGAATAGTTACGAGTATTACCGTCAAACATCCCGCTATCAAAGATAATCTTTTTATTTTTAATGGATTCAATAAAATACTCGAAGTCAAATGAGCGACCAAAACAGATCTTATCATATACATTGTCTTTCTTCATACAAATAAAGAACCCCCTTATTATTAAATTTTTGTTTATATATTCTTAAGAGTATACTGATTTTTAGTAATAGGACCATCTATATAAATAGAAGATGACTTCTTTCTATTTATAGATGATTTTGCTATACTTATAATCATTTTATCATCTAATACTTTTTTGGATTTTTTAATATTTTTTTTCTCTATGTTCATACTATTATTATGAATATAATAAATTATATATTTAAATAAAACATAATTATTTTTATATTACATTAATCTTTTTCTCAAGAAGTTTCAATAAGCCTTCTTTTGTTTTTCCCCTTAAATCATCATCAGAATATCCCAAATTTCCAAGAATAGGTTTTAAATACCTTAATTCAATATTTTTAATATCATAAAAGGATTTTTTCATTTCTTTTTTTTTCGATATTATTCTGTAACTATTATCTTCACTATTAAATTTATTATGATTATCTTCACTATCTTCACTATTTACTTTAACATAAATAAAGGTTCTGGGTCCTTTATTAAAAGAGTATACTAATTCATTATCAACCATTTTATTTTTCTTATTGACTTTTTTAATTTTACAATTATTATAATCAAAATAAAATTCATCATCTTTATTTATATTCCAATCATAATTATAAAATCCGCATGGGTTTTTTATTTTATTTGTTTCATTAAATGAATTATAAATATATCGTTTATTATTACAAGTTATACCGAGAATAGCATGTTTCATACCACCTATTTTATTATAGTTTGCAAGAAGGCATGCGTCTAATTTATATTTATATCCTTTATATTCAATATAATCATTTGAATTATTATTAGTGAAATTATTTTTGAAATCTTTTGAAATATATTTATATAGATCTACATCAGGGATATCAAAATTTAATAAACTTAATGTATTTGGCAATATAACAATTACTTCTGGTATTTTATTTTTATAATTAGGTTTTTTCAGTTTCTTATTTATTTCAAATTTAACATGAGTAACCTCTATATGTGATTCCATTGTAAATGAATACATTTCTCTATTCATTTTTCTTTTTTCAAAATTTAAATTAAAGTTTTTATAAAAATCTACCAAATATTTATTATTATCTAATATAATTACATCAAGACAACGTATATTAATCTTTTTGAAAAAAGTAATAATATAGTTCAAATCATAATATGCTAAAATTGAAATATCATTATATCGATAATGTATCATTGTTCTCATTATATTCATTGAGTTTTTATCAAAATAATTTAAATATTTAAATAATAAATAATCTATTTTCTCTTTGATAAACATCTTTTTAATTTTACTATCAGTTGAATATGAATACTTAAGAATAGTCTTTAAATACTTAAAAAAACTATTAGATTTATCCCAATCTTTACTTTTAGATATCATCAATTTCTTTAAGTTTTCCGAATAGCAACAGGCAGTTATTATTACATTAAACCAGCAAGTATTATTGAATTGTGGAATAACTGGATAATTGTCGCACATTTATTATAATTCTATTATATAATTCTATTATATTATTATTTTTATTTTTATAATAATAAAATATAATATTATTAGCAAAAATAATTTAATATAAAATAGTGTAAATCTTCAGGAAAATTATCAGGAAGAACTTTACTAAGAATAATTCTATTTGCATTCACATAATTAAAATATTTTTCACAATGCTTTAATTCTCTATTTAATTTAATTTCTTCTTCATCTATTACACCGACCGAAAAGAAAAATGAGACAAGATTATTTATTTTTTATATATCTTAAAGCTATGTTTTAGATAATTTGTTAAATGTTCTCGCTTTATTTTGGTAGTTATTATATCTTTTATTACTCTTTCTATATGATATGAGACACTATATAATAATTTATTATTACTTTCTTCTATTATTTGTCTTATTATTTTTGACCTATGTATAACTGCATTATCCATTATAATTAAATAGTTTTTATATTTATCTTTAATACTATTGTTATAAAACTCTATTATATTAGTTGTTTTTAACCCTCCTTTTATGTCCTTGTATAATACATAATCAACTATTTTATTAGCAGTAATAGCAAATAATAAATTATATCTTTTATAATGATACTTATATGTTTTATCTATTACTCTTGATCCGCTTTTACTTCTTCCATACGATGGTTTCATATTTAGATAAATAGAAGTATTATATAAGTTATATC